ACATCAGTCAATGACCCAACTCTTTCAACACATAAAAACGATACACCTTACTTACTAAAACTTATTAAGACAGCAAGAAGATTTACAACAAGAGTTGATGAAGATAATAAAATGGAATTGAAATTTGGTAGTGGTGTTAGTGAAAATGCAGATGAGGAAATAATTCCAAATCCAGATAATGTTGGTTCATCATTAGGTATGGGTATAACAAGATTAGATGAATCATTTGACCCAAGTAATTTTATGAAGACACAAACATTTGGATTAGCACCTGCTAATACAACACTTACGGTAGAATATAATTATGGTGGAAGAGTAGAACATAATGTTCCAGTGGATTCTATAAATGCATTTAAGAATTTAACTTTTAGTAATTCAACATCAGGTTTAGTTGCAGCAACACAACAAACCGTAGAAGATAGTATTCAAGTTACTAACTTAGAAAGAGCAACTGGTGGTTCAAGTCAAGAATCATTAGAAGATATAAAACTAAATGCCAGTGCTTACTTCAATGCACAAAATCGTGCGGTAACAAAAGAAGACTACATAACAAGAGTTTATTCTTTACCACAAAAGTATGGTAATGTAGCAAAAGCATTTATTGTTCAAGATGAACAATTAGAACAAGAAGGACAATTAGAAATAATTGACGGAAAGGTTCAAAGAGTAAATGCAGTTGATGTTATTCCTAATCCATTAGCATTAAATATGTATATGTTAGGATA